GTTATCCATGCCTCTTCTGGGGCATATACCACAAGGTCTTTGTTGTGTGGTTATTCGGGTTCACTCGCATGATCCCCCAAACTCTCGCGCGTCCTCGCGAAAATACACCTATTTCCCACAGCCTCCTAGCTGCAGTTTATCAGTTGCGCGCATGGTTATCCACTCCTTTTCTGAAACAGTAAGAAAACAGTGCTACCGGAAAAGTTAAAACCGGGCACATTAAAACTTAAACGGGGAAAGCCAGCAAAGCCAGCAAAACCCCGAGGCCAAATCAAAAAGGCAAATCCGCAATGGGTAATTGTTTAGACGACATGAGCGTTGCAAATTGTGCAACACGAAAAACGTCATCAAGACCAGCATAGTATGCATGGCCAATCCCAGAAATTAAAGGATTGCAAGAAATGTCGAAAGAGTTGCCATCCAACAGAGTCGGGTTATGCGCTCTAAACTGTGGATTACAGGACGCCTCCACCGTGGCAAAGTTGAAATCCTGAATGTAAAACTGTGGATTAGTGGCAAAATCGGCCGTAACATAAGCACTACCTGGAGCACTCCACCAATCAGGTGTGCTAGTGCCATTACGAATGGCATACATGTATCGGAAGGGACCAGGATTAAGACTAGGGTCCCTCCACTGTGTCATTGGGTTCTTGATGTTATCAGTAAACTGAAAATGTAAATACTGCCCAAGTGACCCAGCTTTCTGTTTGTTCAAAAACCGGTCATGAATAATGTAGTCGACAACGCCAGGAGCGACGCCGCCAACCTTTGGGACCTTTCCAACTTGTGGAATTTTTCTTGATGCGGACAAAGCACGCGGCTCACGAGATGGAGTGGGGGAGCGCGGTGCAGTTTTGGACTCTTTAACCTCAGCAAAGGACTCATCATCCTTAACTTCCTCAATTTTCAAGCGTTGATAATTGCGTTGCATGAGGGAGAGGGCTTGGGCAGGGTTTAGGTCAGGTGCCCATTGTTCCAAATCATAGGTTCCCTTTATGAAAATATAACAGTCATAAATGGGGTTAGAGTTGCCATTGGTGTAATCGGCCAAACCACTGACTGAACAAAATGCCCGCTGACGGACGTCCGCAGGTGTGGCCAGGGTGCTAGAATCAGATTTACTGGTGTTAACATACAACCAATCTTTGAAGTCAGAAAAATCAATGGAAAGGGTTTGTTTTGCCACGCAGCATGGATGATAGTATCATCCTGATTCATAAGGTTTTGCACAGAGGCCGAGTATAACTCCTCATAACGCATTGGGTCTGTAGAAACTGACAACCAGTACGAACGTGCAGAAGCAGTCGTTGCATTAGAGGGAACCGTGATGAAATGAAACTTCCCGACCGGTCTATATCGGGAGTAGTTTGCCGCAATTGCAGCGATAGAAGAATTAAGCCAAAAGTACTCATAGGAAGAAGGCTGGTAACCTGGTGTGTCAAGGTCTATGCCGCACCCAAGCGCCAAAGTTTGCGCAAAGGATGCACCTGCATAACTAGTGAGAGAACCACTACCTATGGATGCCGA